GAAGAAGTTAGACGCCTCCAGGGCATTCAACACGTCATCACCGTTCTTGATGGACTACACAGACAACAGCAAAACCTTGAGGAGTAAACACCCCCAGTGGCTATCCCATTTCTTGGTATCGCCGGTGGTCTTCTTGTAGGTGCAGCCCTTGGTGGTTTGGTTGGCGCTATTAGCGGTCGATCAAGTGGATCAGGAGCGTCGTCAACAAACGGCGCTTCTAACTCTTCGTCAATATCGTCTCAGCCTTCAGGGCGCATTGGGCCTTCTCAGGTTTATCGCCCCCCAGTACAGACAACACCTTCTCAGGGTGGCGCAGGGACAACAACAACGACGCCCACTTCTACCACCACTGTGGCGACACCACAGACGCTACAACAAGAAGCTACCGAGTTAGCCGATACAATTATTCAGCTGCCGGTTTTCACACCTACAGCTCCTGAGCCAGTCGTTACCAGCGAGAACTACACTTCCACGAAAAGGCTGGAGGTCCAGAAGTCCAAGGCTGGTGAACAGACGCTACGAAACCCCCTCGACAGTGACCAGGCATCTAGCGCCATCGATAGCAACCTTCCGTCTATCGGTGTCAGCGCAAGCGGCCTTTCAGGCTTGTCCGTAACACGGTCAGCCGCTGTTGAGCGAGACGGCTTCGGGCGACCACAACCTATTTTACGAAGAGGTGTAAGCCGCAATGCACGCTGATACCAACTACGGCAATTGCAAAGCCACCTATGAGAAACTCTCAGGGCAGCGCAATGTTTACCTTGATCGTGCTCGGGCCTTCGCCTCGTTGACCATCCCCAGCATTATGATGGAGGAAGGCTCTAACGAGAGTACACGCATTCATACGCCATACTCATCTGTGTCGGCTGTTGGGGTACAAAACCTCGCCTCCAAGCTGCAGATGGCACTGTTCCCACCAAACCAGTCCTTCTTCAAGATGGACGTAGACCGCTTCACCCTCATGGAACTAACCGGAGGTGACCCTACGAAGCGAGCTGAAGTGGACGAACAGCTATCTCATATTGAACGTGCGGTGATGTCTGAGATGGAGAAGGAGGCCATGAGGTCTCCCATCTTTGAGGCACTCCGACATCTGATCGTAACAGGCAACTACCTGTTGCACCTCGGTAAGGAGGGCGTTCAGGGATATGCTTTGGATAAGTATGTTGTAACGCGGGATCCTGAGGGTGCCGTGAAGATGGTTCTCATTAAAGAGAGTTTTCACATCGAAACACTTGATGAGGACATTGTTGCACTCGCTGGGCTGTCACTTGGTGACGCTATGGGTGGCGACAACAAGCCCATCGACATCTACACAAAATTCTGGAGAGACGGAAAACGGTGGCGCACTTACCAAGAGGTAAATGACGTCATTATCCCAGGCACCGAAGGCTCCTACCCTATTGATGAACCGCCATTCATGCCTCTGCGCTGGACAGCCATCGCTGGTGAGCACTACGGACGTGCACACGTTGAGAGCTTCTACGGAGACATGCGTGCTCTTGAGGGTCTCTCTAAAGCCATCGTAGACGCTTCTACGGCCTCTGCTCGTCTGCTTGTCTTAGTCAACCCAACAGGAGTGACCCGCAAGGACCAGGTGGCTAAAGCTGAGAATGGCTCGGTCATCACCGGTAACGCTGACGACGTTCAGTTCATGCAAACCCAAAAGGGTGCAGACATGGCCATTGCTTCTCAACAGGTACAGCGGCTGGAGATGAGGATCTCACAGGCATTCCTGAGTGAGCAAGGCGCACTCCGAGATGGCGAAAGAGTAACAGCTGAAGAAGTACGAATGCGTGCTCAGCAGTTGGAGAACACCCTTGGCGGTGTCTACTCGGTTCTGTCTAACGAGCTTCAGCTCCCTCTGGTTCGTCGCTTGATGGCCCAGATGACTAAAGCGAAGAAACTACCGGCTTTGCCGAAAGATGTTGTGTCACCAACTATTGTCACCGGACTCGATGCTCTGGGGCGTGGACACGACCTAAACAAATACATGCAGCTGTTGCAGGCACTGGCACCTCTAGGCCCTGAAGCGCTCGGAAGGGTGAACATGGGAGACCTTGTGAAACGTGTCGGGATTAGCCTCGGACTAGAGATGGACGGTCTCATCTACAGCGAGCAAGACATCCAACAACAACAGGCTCAGGCGATGGAACAGCAAGCCCAGCAAATGATGATGCAAGCTGGCGCTAATAACCTCGCCTCTACAGCCAACAATCGAGGACAATAAACTAAATGAGTAGCACGGAAAGTGTAAGTATGCCGGTAGATACGCCGGTAGAGCAGCCGTCAATTGAAGAGCAGGCTGCTGCAGTTGGGCTAAACCCAGACGGCTCCAAGAAAGACATCATGCCAGCAGACGGAGTTTCTGACAGCTCTCCCATTTTAGGGAAGTTTCAGTCCGTTGAGGATCTGGCAAAAGCCTACTCAGAGCTTGAGAAAAAGCTGGGATCTGGGGAGATTGCACCCGCAAAGACGGTCAGCGATGAAGGTCTCAAGATTACCAATGCGCCTGACCCTGCAGATGACGTCTCCTCTACATCGCCTCTGGGAAACATGGACGCCCTGCTTGAAGCGGGTACAATTTCTCAAGAGGTCTATGACACTTACATTGCTGGTCAACAGGCCGCTACGTCAGCCTTTAACGCCGCGGTGTATAACGCTGCGGGGGGCGAAGCTGAATATAACGATCTGATTACGTGGGCAGCAGACAACCTGTCTGAGGCTGAGATTGATACCTTCAATAACCTCCTTGAGGACGGTAACGTTTCAGCGGTGAAGTTAGCCGTTTCAGGGCTAGCAGCCCAGCGTGGGACCAGCCAAGCCCAAGAGCCAGCTCGGAACATTGCGGGTGGCACTCCTCCTTCTGCAGACGTCTTCCAGAACTGGGCGCAGGTCCAAGAGGCCATGAACGATCCTCGTTACTACAAGGATGCGGCTTATAACGCAGCTGTAGTCGAGAAGATTGGCCGGAGTAACATCTAAAATGAACGTACACGTCTACACTGGACCGTGGGCTTACTCCGAGTACGACAAGAGCATCCCCGCTAGTGTGCGTCTAAGAAACATCGGAGCCATTGGGTCCTCTCGTGACAATCATGAAGCACGCTTTGGGGCGCTCGATCCCCATACCTTACCTGCTTCAGATGGCTCTGATTTGCCGACCCCCGCGTTCTCCTCGATATACGGGGGTGCAGCATATTGGGGTCACTTCGTCATCCGCAGGGCGCAACTTGTTAACAAGCCTGCGGGAGTGACCTCAATCTCATCGATAATGAAAGCATACTCCACAGGACACGCTGAGGCATACAGCCGGTCTGTATCCAGAGACAGTGGTGTAGGCCTTCATGAACCCATTGACCTCTGGAGCGATCCTCAAGGGTACCACAAGCTGTATCGCGTGATGATCGCTATGGGGCGCTGGGAAGCTGGCGCTAGAAGCGAGAGTGCTCCTGGCTATGAGGCCTTCAACGTCGTCTACAACCTTTTCGACCAGGCTGTGGTTGATGAACTGTATTGGGGCATGGTTCACGGGTGTCGTGAGGCGTGGCGTGACCAAGGGTACACCATAGAGGTGACGCCTGAGGAAATGACTTACGTGGTTTCATCTGATGCAGCCACGTCTGCCCCAGCGCCTTCAAAAAAGAAACAGCAAACCAATGCTGAGGCGAAAGATCCTCTTATTGACGGTGTTAGCGGCTGGCGAACAGTCATCACTGGTACCCTAGGGATTATGGCTACGTTCTTTACGGCTGTCTTCGATTTGTTGGGACTTGAGAACGCTGAGAAGCTCGGGGGTGTGACAGCGCAGGTGTTGATTGGCCTAGCCGCATTATTCCTCATCCTAAAATTCTGGAAGCGTGTTGAGCGCATCCTCAAGCGGAGCATAAGAACCTTATGAGCTTGTACAAAAACATGAACAAACGAAAAGCCGCTGGGACCTCCCGATCCAAAAAGAACTCTACGATTGACCCTAAGACCTACGCAAAGATGAAGGCAAAGAAGGGTGGGTTCAAAAAGAAATGATCGTTTCTTGGCTGCAGAAATTTTGGAAAGCCGTACTCCTCGTTACCTTAGGCCTCATCGGGCTGCTCTGGTGGACGCGGCGAGACGCAATAAACTCCTATAAGGACACCATCGATGAAGAAGCTAACACTCGTGGGCGACGTGCTAACGATGCTGCTGCCGATGCTGTGCGTCTTAGCCCTGATCAGCGTGCTGAGCGGATGCAGCGCAAAGGTTGGTTCAGGGATTGAGGCCTCTTGCGATCAGTGGAAGTACATCTACGCTAGTCGTGACGACACCTCTTACACCATAGACCAGATATACTTGAACAACGTAAAGCGGGAGGCATTCTGCCGTGGCACGTGACTACAAGAAAGAGTACTCAAGGTATCACTCTAAGCCTGAACAGAAGAAGCGTAGGGCGGGTCGTAATAAGGCCCGTCGCCTTATGATTAAGAAGCGAGGCAAGAAGACGCTAGCAGGCAAAGACGTCGATCACAAAGATCGCAACCCACGTAACAACTCCGCCTCTAATCTTCGCATCCAGTCGAAGAAGAATAACCGTGGGCGGAACAAGTAATGGCAGAGGTCGAGCCATTCGCAATATCGTTTGGACCCTCTGCCACCCCTAGCCTCTCAATTTTCGGGGGGCTAGGGCCTTACTACACGTGCTGCTGCTTCTAAGTAGGCGTGGCTGCCGGAGATTGCATGCCCTCCGGTAAAAGACCCGTACCTTTTCGAGAGACAAGCGAACATTGGCCCCTGCGGGGATAACCTTTGAGAGATTGGCTGCTGATTAGCGCCGGGATCGATCCTTTCATAAGAAATCTCAATCTCCATTCATAAGGATATTTACGATGGCTCAGACCATTACCCTTTCGAATACCGTTGGCCCAGCCAACATCCAGACCTTTGCTGGTTCTGGTACCCCAAATAACGGTACGTACGCCAACTCCCGCGACCTCCTGCTGAA